GGTTCTCGCGTGATACTTTTGCGATCATTGCTACCCATGATGATGATGAAACACCTATAGACGTGAACACCGGTCGTCCCACCGTCCCCATTCGTGAGGCCTTGGGGACGGCAGCTTATGGAAAGATTGGTGTCTTACAGGCAGCACTACTCCAGCTCTCTACTTACATTCCAGGTTGTAAAGAGCTCATGGAACCGGTGCTTGCCACAAAAACCACTTCCCTTTTCATCAGTCTTGTGCATTTTGTGGTGCTTATCGTTAACTCATTGAAGTTACCGAAACATGCCGCCATAGTCCAGATGATCACAGCCCTCCACATTCTCATAGATCGACTCAATGATCTTGATCTGTTGGATCTTTCAGCTATTGACGTCACAGGGACATGCACAGCGATATGGGACAACCTTCGTGGTGTCGACGTCAATATCCCCCAGTCAGTCACAGGTTTGATCTCTGACCTGCCTGGTGGCGATCCTATCTTTGTCAACCCACCAGTGATCGACCCAGATTCGGACGAAATTGATTTTCCTCCTCATTTCCCTGGTGATCTCGGTCAACAGTCCGGCGTCCACAGGACTCCCTACGAGCAGATTCATGCCAAGTTTTACAGAATGTCCAAGATGGCGTCTGTCTACTCTGGCAAAATTGCTGGTAGGATCCGTGATGCCATTAGGGGCAGACCTGCCCGTGAACCTAGGCGCGACCGCTTAGGCAGGTTCGTTGAAACTTATGATGACATCGAGTCCTTCCTCATAGCACACCCTGAGTGCGCTGGAAACGTGGCAGATGAAGCCATGTACTTTGCCGGAATGCGGCAAGAGGAAGGGCAGGCCGCAGCCGGTCCAGCGCCCGCAGAGCCCGCAGCTAACTTTTTCACTGCTGCAGCTTTCATAATTTGCGCCCTGGTCGGTATGTGGGACATGTCCAACAACACCATGTCCATTGACGGGTTCACTAAGGTTCTTAAGGTTGCGAAAACCACGATGTTCGATTGTAATCTCTGGTTTAACTCGTACACTGGCATCTCGATGGTCATTAAGAAGATCATTGAGTGCTTCAAGACCCACAGTACGGCCCCACTCTTTGGTGATCTCACCAAGGCTGCAGAGCTTGTTAGCAAGCGTGACAAACTTCAGGTTGAAGTTGACTCGTATAAGCTTACTAAGACTCCTCGGAACGCTCAACTGATTTCAGTCGAGATCGACAGCCTGCTTGTTGAGGTCAACATTCTCATGGGAAAAGCTCTTTTCTCTTCAGTCAAGGCTAGCGTTCAGACTCTCAAGAATTCTATCGAGAAGTTGCGGATTGCCCACAATGCTAACGTCTCTTGCTCCAAGCAACGACCGTCCCCACTCGGGATGGTTTTGGTTGGCACATCAGGAGTTGGTAAGTCAGGGTGGATCGATCGCCTTCATAGGATTGTTTGTAGTGTTGCAGGCATGCCAGATGATGAAGAACCAGCAGCTACCACCAAGTACGTGTTTAACGGAAGTTCCCAGTACATGGATGGCCTTACAGCAGCCATGATGACGTTCATCATTGATGATGTCGGACAGTTCAAAAAGTTACCCGGACAGCATGATCCAGCAGTCGCTGGTATCATCAATTGGGTCAACAGTGTAGCTGTCACTCCCAATATGGCTGCCGTCGATGAGAAGGGCAAGATGCCCTTTGACCCATGGCTTGTCCTGGCAACCGCTAACAAGCGTAGTATGGGGGTTGACAATGTCTTCTCCACACCCGGTGCTGCTTATCGCAGGCTACCTTGGGTGGTCGAGATGCTTGTGCTCCCTGAGTGGAGGATTTCAGGATCCACGGCTCTGGATGGCTTCCTCGCGGAACAAGCAACTCCCCAACAAAAGCTGAAAGGCTTTTGGGAGTTCAAGGTCCGTGAGTATGTCGTCAATGAGTCCCAGGAAGCGGCTGATGGAGACCAGTTTCGGTTCTCTACCACTGATGCACAAGCCTTCGAGCGCTGGTTTGCCCAGAAGCTTAAGGAGCATCGTGCCCGTGAGGAGAACACCATGAACACTGTGTTCAAGCGTTGTCCTAATTGCAAGGCTTCCATCATTGACACGTGTGAGTATTGCGCGAGTTACCCAGCTAGTCCCTCCAAGGCATCTTCTGATCTTGCTGATGAAATCAACCAGAACGAGATCAGCCGCTATGTTTGCGAGCATGTGGCTAATGGGGACATTGCTCCCATCCCTGAGGAACCCGCCGAAGCCGTTGAGGCCCAGGCTGCCAGTTGTTCTTTTCATCCCACTTTGCCTAATTTCCAGGCGCAGTTGGTTGCACTTCTGGCGGCCACCAATAACTGGATTGCAGCACACAATGCTGCACCTCAGCCTCCCCCTGAGGTTGTTGATGCACAGGCCGCTATTGGAGATGTCTTCCCTGATGTCTCTGACTTCCACGCACATTTGGCCGCACTCTTCTTTTGGGTGCTTTCATATTTCGTGGACTACGGATCTCTTTTCACTGGTCTTCTGGAGCACATCCACGTGCCCAGCCCTGCCACTTATGTGCCTTGGTTGCACTTCGTGGTTACGGGCATCCAGTTTGTGTCCGTTGTGAGCCTGGTGTCAGCAGCTAATGCACACGCAGCAGCCATGGCCCAGACAGTCACGAATGTGTATCGGCCCATTGTGTATGTGACCAATGCTCTTGAGTACAAGCTTCGTTCGATCCGTCGCCTCTGGCGAGGGTTCTGCGGGCTTGTTGCTGGCGCCTTTGCAGTGCCCATTTTGGCCACTGTTTTCCTTGGGTACAGGGTTCGGGATCTTGCCACCCAAGCGCGCCAACGCTCAACAGCTTTCTTTTCAAGCAAACGCAACAAGTTCGGTGTGGCAATTTTTGCCATCCTCATTGCTGTGTACTGTTACTACTCTTTTAGGGCAGTAAAGGAAAAGGGAGCTGCAGCCGGTGGAGTCCTCTCCAAGGCTGAAACCAGAGCCAAGGTCTCTGCCAACTGCCACTTCAAACCGGAGAGGCAGAACCAATACCCAACCCCGCTTATCCCCTACAAGGTCAAGGATCACGTAGGTTCAAGCTCAGCCAGTACAGTTGGTACAGACATTCCCAGTGTCAAGAACAACATGGTTCGGCTGTACTGTGAATTGGACAATGGCAGCGTCAAGTCTGTCAACGGGATTTGGTTGTGTGGTGGGATCCTCCTCACAGTTGGTCATTTCCTCAGTGTCGTCAAGGATGGCACCAAGAGGGAGACCGCTATTTTGGCAGTGTCAAATTCCCAGCAGGATCGCTATGTCGTCTCCCATGATAACATGATGATTCTTGCTGGGGATACTGGTATCCTTGTCATCCCTGGCATCAAGAGAAACGACATCACAGAATACTTTGTTGAACACGAGTTTTTATCGTCTCAAATTCAAAAGGTGTCTGTCGGTAAGGTTTACTCATGTGAGATGGATACTCTGGATAACCCGAATGTCAAGACACTCCCGGTCAATGTTCGAGCAGGTCAAGTCAATGTGCAGTATGATAACGGCATTGGCACCAACTTGAATGTTTGCACGGTCGAGGCCAACTTGATGCATAAGGAGTTGTCAGATCAGGAGTTGATGCAAGGCGATTGCGGTGCACCACTCATCGACAACTACCTCCAGAACGGCAAGGTTCATCCTTTCGTTCGTGGCATCCTTTGCTCATACCAGACTAAGGACATGTCCAAGAAGTTTTTCCTCCAGTTAACTCGTTCCCTTCTGAATGAGATCAAGAGAATCGCTTCGACTGTCCATGCTTCCCCTTGTTGTTTTAATCTTGACGCTGTTGAGGGCTTGAACACTGATGTGTCCGATGACCCCCACAATAGTTTTGCTTACTTCAAGAATGGTTTCCGCCCTAAGGGGAGGTACCTTGGGAAGATGCCGGGCAACAGCAACAATCGGAACAAGTCTGACATTGTTGACACGCCCGACAGGAGTTTCTGGGAAGAGAGGGGTTATGCTACCGATGCCACTGGTCCCCCGATGGGCATGTGGAAAGCCAAGCAGGTAGCGCTTTTGAAGTTTTGGCACACCAACATTTCACTGCCGCTCCACCTCCTTAGGCTCGTCAACACGTGGTTGGTCGCTTACACCATCGGCTGTCTCAAGATAGCCCAGACTCGTATGCCAGGAGACCCCGTGTTCAACCTTGCCCCCATTTCCAATGATCAGGTTATGAATGGCTGCGCTGTAGCGAAGGATCATCCTGAGCGGCCCCTTCCATTCCTCAATCCAGTCAACATGAGCTCCTCAGCTGGGCATACTTGGAACACATCTAAGGATAAGGTCCAGTTTGATGGCAAGCCGTTGGGTACTAGGGTTGATGGCCCTATTGAAATGCCACAGGAGCTCGCAGATAGGCTTGATGCCATTGGCGAACGCCTGAACACCCAGGGAACCTCTGGGTGTATCTTCACAGCCATTGAGAAGGACGAACCGATTAGCGAGGCCAAGGTCGAAGCCGGGAAGGTGAGAATCATCTACACTTCCCCCATGGACTTGACTTGCTTTGTTCGCAAGATCTTTGGACCACTCATCAACATGATGCAAACATTCCCGCATCACTTTGAATCTTGGGTGGGTTGCAACGCGGATTCGTTGGACTGGACACATGTCCACGAGTGCTCCCTTGAGCATAAGTTCCGCTTTGGCTGTGACCATTCCGGCTACGACACTAAATCAGTGTCGCAGGCGATTTTGCACCTTTCTTACAGTGCTTTTGCCCAGATTTTGGCTGCATTTGGTGGAGATTCAGTAACGGCTGAGAAGCTCGGGACTGACATGATCTCACCGGTGGTCAATTTCTTCGGGTGGTTGTACTGCTTTGAAGGGTTCAATGCATCTGGGAATGTCCTGACCACCCACATCAACAGCTTTGCGAACAGGTTGATTTTACGCACCTGCTTCCTTAAGCATTGCTTGTTGAGGGATGGCATCGACCCCACATCTTTCGGCGATGGCCCCAAGGATTTCGAGTACGTCTGCAAGCAGATGGAGAACATTTCCATGGGTGTCTACGGGGATGACAACATCATGTCCACCAATGACC